TCGCCTATTATCTCTATCAATACGGACAGCGAGTCAGTCGCGGTGAGATAGACGATCCAACATTTTTTATGGCTTGGTGGGAAGCCAATGCAGAAGCAGACCACAAACTGCCTCAGACCTGGATTGACGCAAACCCAGGGTTCGATGACATTTGCGCACGGTCAGACTTTGAGTCAGCTGTTCTTCGTACACCTGAAGCCGAATTCCGTACTAAGCGTTGCAATCAGTGGGTATCCAGCAATTTGACTTGGCTGCCAACTGGCTCATGGGACGAGCTTGGTGAACAGCGCGAAATAACGCCAGACGATGAACTAATTATCGGCTTTGACGGCTCATTCTCAGGTGACACGACAGTTCTGATCGGTTGCACGATTCCGCAGGACGAAGAAGACATCCCGCACCTGTTCTTGATCAAAGCGTGGGAAAAAGGCCCAGATGACGACAACACCTGGCGAGTCAACATTACAGATGTAGAAAATGAAATAATCAGTTTCTGCCAGCAACACCCGAAGGTTCGAGAGATTGCTTGTGACCCTTACCGCTGGCAGCGCACAATGGCGTTTCTCCAGGAGGAGCGAGGCCTACCGATAGTGGAGTTTCCATCCACATCGCCTTCGCGTATGGTCAAAGCCACAGCGCGATTCTTCGACGGAGTTATGGAGAAGAAGCTCACTCACTCAGCCGACCCGCTGTTAGCACGACACTTAGACAATTGCGTACTCAAGATTGACAACATTGGTCCGCGCATCGTCAAAGAGAATCGCAACAGCAATAGACGCATTGACGCAGCAGTGGCCGCTGTAATAGCGTATGAACGGGCTACCGTGGGTAGAATGGAAGAAATAGTGCCACAAGTATTTATTTAGGCGGACATGACAGCGACAATCTTACAAATCCTAGGCGCAGCATTCATTTCAGCTGGAGCCGGAATTATTTATCCACCACTCGGTCTAATAGTAGCAGGCGTGGCAGCCTTGGTTTTCGGTATAGCCCTGGAGCGTAGCTAATGCTAAATAATTTATTCGAGAAGCGCGCAATCTCATTTCAGACCGTTTGGGGTTCTGGTGACTTTGTAGATGTTCAGTCACAATCTGGCACAGTTATCAACACTGACACTGCTTTGCAACTCAATGCTGTTTTTTCAGCGGTTTCACTAATTTCTGACACAATTGCAACTTTGCCGATTGATGCTTACATCAGATCGCAAGGCGCGCGCTATGCCCTTCGCCCTAGACCAGTTTGGGTGACTAAGCCAGATGTTGACACAACCAAAGAAGCATTCTATGGTTCTGCAATTGTTTCGCTGTTGCTCGAAGGAAATGTTTTCATTCGCGTATTCCGAAACAGACGCGGCGAGATTGTTGATATGAAAGTTCTGAATCCATTGGATGTTGAAATCAAGCGCAATGGACAAGGGCGCGTAATTTTCAATGTCAAAGGTTCAGAGCGCGCATTGACCTCAGATGAAATCGTTTTCATTCCAGATGTTGTAAAGCCTGGTTCACTTCGCGGTATCTCACGCGTGGAAGCCCTAAAAGAAAATTTCGGTTTAGCATCAGCGCTAGAAAAGTATGCAGCAAGATTTTTCGGTTCGGGTACTCAGACATCAGGTGTTCTAGAAGTTCCAGGCAATCTAACTGCCGAACAAGCGAAGTCAATGCAAGAAGCATTTGACTCACGCCACCGCGGATGGGCAAGAGCGCACAAGACAGCAATCATCACTGGCGGCGCTCAGTACAAGCCAACCAATGTTCCAAACGACCAAGCTCAGTTCTTGGACAGCCGACGCATGGCAGTTGAAGATGTAGCGCGCGCATTCAACATCCCACCGCACCTACTTGGGCTTCCAGGCACAAATACCTATGCATCAGTTGAACAAAACAATATTGCTTTCGTAACTCACACACTTCGTCCAATTGCTCAGAAGCTAGAAGGTGCTTTGACTGCGCTACTTGCTCAAGAGACCGGTAAAGAGGCAGCATTCATAAAATTCAGTTTGGACGGATTGCTACGCGCTGATGTGAACTCACGCACCGAAGCTTACGCACGCGGTCTTCAGTCTGGTTATTACAAAATCAATGACATCCGCCGCTTTGAAGACCTAGAGCCAATTGAAGACCCATCAGCAGAGACAGTCCGCGTCCCACTTGCCAATGTAAATGTGGATGCTGCTGACCTATCTGCAATGAGCGCAAAGGTGGAGATGCTACAGCGTTTGGTTCAGTCTGGTTACGATCCAGTTGACGCCGCCGCGAAACTTGGTCTGCCAGACTTCCAGCACACCGGCGCAGTCTCGGTTCAGTTACAGCCTGAAGGAGAGTAATGCCAGTCAAAACATTTGGTTATGACTTAGTTCAAAATGTCAGAATACAAGTAGTTCCGCCTAGCGTTGAACCTCAAGAAGTCTGCATTCACAATCACGAGCATAATCAGAACTATGACATCTTTTTAGGCAATGCAGAAGTAACAACAACTAATGGAATGCACGCTGTTGCTACACAAACTTCAATAATTACATTGCCACCTGGCGATGGACTTTGGGCAATTACCGGTAACGCTCAAGGGGCAAACTTACGAATAATGGTGGTGACTCAGCACTAATGATAAAACCAGGAAAATACAACATTACGGCTTATCAGGGCGCAACTTACGACTTGAACCTGACTTGGACAATCGGCGGTTCGGCTGTAAACTTGACCAACTACACCGCAGCAATGCAAGTGCGCACTGCCGCTAACGCAAGCACTGCAATCCTCAGTCTGACAAATGGCTCAGGCATCACACTCGGTGGAACCGCTGGAACAATTGATGTCACAATTAATTCAACAACTATGGGTGCTGCAACACCAGGTCAATATGTCTATGATTTAGAGCTAAATTCAGGCTCAGCGATTACAAGACTTATTCAGGGAACTTTCCAAATCCAAGCTGAGGTAACTCGCTAATGAGTCAATCCGTTGTCGCGATTACAGAAACTAATACCCTTCTCACTGTCAATGAGTCAGAGGTAGATGTTGCTGTAACCGAAACATCAACAACGGTTACACTCGGCAGTTCAGGCCCACAGGGTCCGCAAGGGATTCAGGGCGCAATTGGTCCAGCCAATGTTTTGACAATTGGTTCAGTCAGTAGCGGTACGGCTGCCGCAGCGACAATCACTGGAACATCTCCATCGCAAACACTCAGTCTTGTTTTACCAAAAGGCGATACGGGTGAGACTGGCGCAACTGGAGCAACGGGAGCTACTGGGGCTACTGGTCCACAAGGAGCGCAGGGTGAGACTGGCCCGCAAGGACCTCAAGGCATCCAGGGCATTCAAGGTGAAACTGGTGCAACCGGAGCAACTGGAGCGACTGGACCACAAGGTATTCAAGGTGAAAAAGGAGATAAGGGAGACACTGGTGAAACCGGAGCGACAGGACCCCAAGGACCGCAAGGCCAAACCGGACCGCAAGGAATCCAAGGTATTCAAGGAGAGACCGGAGCCACAGGTCCGCAAGGGGCGCAGGGCGAAACAGGTCCTCAAGGGCCACAAGGTATTCAGGGGGAAACTGGCCCGCAAGGACCTCAAGGCATCCAGGGTGAAACCGGAGCCACAGGAGCTACCGGACCTACAGGACCAACAGGAGTCGTAGTTGCTACATCTCCAATTACTTACAATTCAGGTACACAAACAGTAGGCATAGATGTAAATGCCGCTGGCATCACTATCAATGGAACGGCAGTTGCTTTAGGCGGCACGGTTGTCGTAGAAGCGAGGTTAGGCTAATGCCTTATTACATTTCAGATAAGAACCCAGACTGCGGCGGTTGGGCAGTCGAAAAGTCCGACGGAGAAGTAATGGGCTGCCACCGTACAAAGCAAGAAGCTATTGATCAAATGGTCGCGCTTTCAATTGCTGAAGACATGGAGCCAGGTGGCGAGCGCGCCATGCCTGGAAGCTTAAGAGTCGGTGATTATGTTTCTTGGAACAGCTCAGGTGGTCGAGCAAGAGGCGAAATCAAAGAAATCGTCGAAGATGGCCGTATCAATGTTCCAGACAGTTCGGTTACAGTCGTTGGCACTCCAGCTGACCCAGCTGCGCTAATTCAGATTTACGAAGAATACAACGGTGGCTGGAGAGACACTGATGTTTATGTTGGACACAA